ATTCTGTGGGTTGAACTGTTCTTGTTCTAGGTGCTGGCGCAGTATAAGGATTAAACTGAGCCAATAGTGTCAGAGCGACAAACTCTGTTGTGTCAGGAGTAGCAGCCGCCAAAGCAGTAGCCACTTCCTGTGCATCTACGGGTAAACCCCGTGCAATAAGCACAGGGTCTGCATATGTAGAAGCCAGCGTTTCAATAGCTTCGGTTAATGTCATGGATTAGACCAACCGTATTGGTTGCCCCGTGGGTGGATAGTAAAAGTACATTTTGCTTCAGCACCGGGAGCCGAATCAATTGTGAACTGTGATACGCGACCATTAAACGCATAAGCAATAGTGCTTGTTGCGCTTGTAGAGGCCGTCACAACGAATGTACGGTCTGTCACGCCATTAGACGCATCACCACGAATCAACAACAAACCGGCATCGCTAGGATTCCAAGCTGCTGTGATTGTCATGCTGGTAGGAGCAGACTGAGTTGGGATTTTGTCCGATTGGCGTGAGCCAGCAACCATGAAGTTGGCAACAGCATCATCTTGACCGAATGCTGGAACTGCTTCCACATTCAATTGTTGACCAGAAGCGCCTGTGCCGCCAACAGAAGTGCCGCAAATGGGTGCTATTTGCCCTGCCCAAACAGACAGGTTATTGGGCGTAATTGGCGTAGGAGTGGCGCTATTTTGCATCCATAGCGCAGCACTAAAGCCGGGTAGAACTTGACTAGGAATTGCCATTTTTATACTCCTTTAAGCGTTATTGCACCAACCGTATAGGTTGCCGCGAGGATGAACTGTAAATGTGCATTTAGCTTCAGCGCCGGGTGCAGCATCAATTGTGAATTGAGACACGCGACCAACAAAAGAGTAATACACAATGTTAGAGCCTTCAGTTGCGCTAATCACAAAGGTGCGGTCAGTAACGCCATTGTAGGCATCGCCACGCAGCAATGTGTTAATCACTGCATCGCCGGGGTTCCAAGCAGCAGTAATCGTCATTGATGTAGGTGCAGACTGAGTAGGAATCTTGTCAGATTGGCGTGAACCAGCAACTGAAAAGTTAGCTACTGCATCATCCTGACCAAAAGCTGGTACAGCTTCAACTTGAACTAAGTTGCCTATTACCGCAAGAGGTGCAACACTGGCGACCAAAGACAATTGTGAAAGTGTCAATGGAGTTGGAGTTGTTCCCGGTTGAGCATATAGCGCAGCACTAAAACCCGGCAAAATTTTATTTGGTAAAGCCATTTTGAGTTTCCTTCAAAGAGTTAATAAACTGTCTTATGTTGGGATGTCTAAAGTGCAATCTAAAAAGATTTGCGCCATATTTTCTTCATTGTTATAACTGTTGTAAAGCCAATACACATCAGCCTTGGAGATATAAAACCCCCCGCTTGATGGATTCCCAAACATACCGCTATAACCATGCAACGATTGTAATATCTGATTTGATATTGTGAAACCGTCTTCTATCTTCTGAGTAAAAATAGAAATCTGAAAAATAGGGCGGTCAATGCCCTTATTTGATTGTGTCTGGCCCGTATAAACAGGCTGGTGGACATTTCTCAGCATCCAAGTAATAAACTTAGGCTGAGTAGCAAAATTGCGGTTAAACGCAGCATACACAGGCACAGGCGTAACGATACTAGCCAACTGATACTCGATGGCTTTTCCGTAGGTAACGACATTGTTCTGTGTAGCCATTTATACCGCCGTAACTGGGTCAGTGCGGTAGCACATGAAAGTCACATGCATCCGGTCGTTAGATTCTCTTGCATCAGTAATGCGCCAGCTTGCGTTACGCCATGTAATCGAATAAAGATTTTGGCTATCAACCATTGTCTTCATGTTTGGCGTGTAATTCAAAGTGAAATTCACTAAGTCCTGATACAAACGGTATTTATCAGCAATTTTCACACTGTTGGCAACATCGCCAACAAGCGCACGAGTCCCAAACCATTTAGTCTGGGTTGTTTCTTGCTCACCAAAGGTAGACTGACCAAAAGTCAGATTGTTAACCGTGATGTTTTCATACCGTTTGATTGCCATATCACATCACCAAAGGCTTGTAATTTCTTAATAATGTGGTCACGCCAAATGGGATGTCTTTCAACTTCACTTCAGTGGCATTTGCACGATTGTTGTACAGGTGCGTGAACAATAACAGTCCAGCCTGTTTAATCACAGGGTAAGCTGAAATTGGGTTAGGCACAGTGGTGTATTCCAACACGATAGGCGCTGTCATCACAGTATTAATCGATGTTGGCAATGAAGACACAATAACTTTATTACCCGAAGCATCATAGTAATACTGGCTTGAAGCAACTGTCGTAAAGACAGGTGGGAAAGCATCAGTCCAGTAGCCAAGCGAATCAACACACACTTCTGGCTGACCAGAGTATTGATTCTGGCTAACTTCAGGCAAGTCAAAGCAAACAGGTGAAGCAGCAAGGCTTGATGTGCCGTACCAGACGCGATAAGTTACGCTGAAGATACTCAGACCTAGGTAGTCCTCAATTGCTTGCCTTGTAGCCAGTTCTAGGGCTTTTAAATAGGTGTCCTGACTCTCATCCTCATACAAGTTAATGTGCTGAGTGATTTCATCAAGAGTAAGCCAAGGCGTAACATTATCCCGGTCAATCTGTTCAAACTTTTCATAGTTAAACGGATTGCGTGTTTGCGCCGCATAGGGCGAACCGTATTGATAATCTATTGCGCTCATTACACACCGACCATACGAATGCCAGCAAACGGGTCGCGTACTGTGCTGACCAATCGTTTTTCAGCGTATAAAGTAATAAAGCCGGGTTGTGTTTGTTCCATTGCCTGAATTGTCATTTCTTCCACATCAGCAATAGTCACAAAACGGGGCCAGTTAGCCAAGTAAATATTAAACTTACCAGCGCCAGTAGTTTGCATGTTTGGATTGGCAATTACAGGGAAGCCAAAGATGTTAACAACAGCACCGCCATCATCATCACCAGTTTCAGCAAACTGCTTAATCGCTGCTGCGCCACCTAAATTACGCAATTCATGGACTGTCTGCGGGTGCATCATCCATGCAGTGCCGGGCAAATTCCAATATTGAGCAGGGAACAAGCGAGTCATATCTGTAATGTCAGAATATGTAACCGCTGCCGCTGCTTGTGTAAATGTTGCAATTGAATGGATACCATTTGTAATTGCAGTGCCACTAGAACCAAAAGCAGATGCTGATGCGCTTGTGTACATGTTCAAGCCACGCAAACCGCTTGTAGCACCGTTTACTGTAGTAGTAGAGCCAGCTTGGTCATTGTTTAACACCATTGATGCGCCTTCAATTTGCGCGAACTCAAGCATCAAGTCTTCAACAAGTGTTTCATTTAAATAATTTACATCAGACATTACTGCTGAACGAACAGGCAGTTGCGCTGAGATGACACGGGTTGGCAATTGCCAAATTGAAGTGTCTGTATTTGGCGTACCACTGTCAGGAGTGAATGTGTAACCAAATGGGTTTGTTTGATTTGCCGCATTACCTGTTTTAGCAACAAACTGAACGCTTGAGCCAGAAGCAGGTATAACACGCGACATTTCGCGAATTGGGTTTGCATAACGCAGAGCAGCAAAAGCGTTATCAAAGAATGTGCGACCACCTACACCATCACCAGAACCTGTGATTGCAGATGCTTCACGCAAATCAATTGAAACTTTTTCACCTGTTTGAATTGTTTCTTGAATAGCAGATAAGATTTTTTTAGTGATGGTCATGGTGTGCCTTTAAAAGAAAGCGGGGGATTTTAGCCCCCCGCTGATTGCAACGATTAGGTCGCTGTGCCAGTTGAGCGATAACGCACACCAGCATTAGGATCACGAACAGATGTTGCCAAACGCTTTTCACCGAAGAAGGTGATGTAACCGGGCAATGTCTGGTCATATCTACGCATAACCATGTTCAAGCGATCAATGATGGTATGGAAGCGGCTCCAATCAGCAAAGTACATTGGGTACAAGCTGTTAGTGCCGGCAGAACCAGTTGTGGTTTGTGAAGGAGTATCAAGATACTTATTCATCACCACATCAAAGCCCAACATCTGACCAATGATGCCATCAGGATTCAACGACTCAGTTGAATTGAAGATTGGACGACCATTAGTGTCTTGCAGACCACGGATTGCTTGAGCCAACACTGGGTTGACCATGAATCGTGCTGATGTAGTCCAATACTGTTGTGGCAAAGCGTAGATCAAGTTAATCACATCTTTGTATGCAATAGCATTAGCGCCAACAGTGTTTGCATTGGATGTCAATTGGTCATAGGTAGCCAAGCTGTGCAAACCGCTTGTAGAACCAGTACCAGAAGAACCAAATGCAGGAGTGGAAGTTGTACCACCAGCGTATGTGCTGTTAGCACCAGCATACTGGTCCAAACCGCGCAAACCATTGCTTCCACCGTATGGCAAAGAAGTAGCGCCTTGGTCATTATTCTGGACCATTGACAAAGCTTCTTGCTGTGCGAATTCGGCAAGCATGTCATCAACCACATTAGCTTCCAAACCATCGATGTCATCGAGGGCAGCAGTACGAATTGGGAACTGGACATTCAAGTCTTGCAAAACGAGTTGCCAGATTGATGTGTCTTCAGTTGTAGGATTCGCACCAGAAGATGTGTTGTTGTTAATGCCATATCCCCACATCGCACCAGCGTTGCCTGTCTTCACCCTAAATTGATAGCTTGAGCCATCAGTAGCAACAGTGCGAGAGATGCCGCGCATGGGGTTAGCCAAACGCAATGCAACGAATGTTGGGTCATAAGCTGTACGACCACCTTTACCGTCACCACCAGCTGTCAAAGCAGAAGCTTCAGTCAGGTATGCAGAGTATTGGCTTTCGTCTTCAAACATCTTCAATTCTTTTTCTACGCGACCATTGCCTTTGTAGAAAGAAGAGAGTTGTTCGCGAACAGAACGGTTGACATCGCCACGAATTGTCTTAGCAGGAGCTTTGATAATTGCAGGAGCTTCAATAGAAGATACTTTGGCTTCCAAAGCAGCAACCATTTCGCTAAATTCAGCTTTAATAGCTTCAACAGCAGCAGGGATTTTGGCTTCTACAGCCGCAACGCTCTCAGCTTGTTTAGCTTCGATTGCGTCCAATTTTTCAATGATTTCTTTTGACATGATTAACCTTTAAGTCGTTTGTCGAGGAGTTTAAGAAGTTCGCGTTGCTCAAGAGCAGCGAGAATTTCCACTTCGGTCGCTTCCGCTTCTGAATCTCTCAAAATTGGTGCATCTTCAACAGGTTTTGTTACAGCATCTCGCTGCTCCAGCACTTGCTTGAATACAGAAGCAGCAGCAACCGCATTCTGTTTAGAAACCCCTGCATCTCGCAGAGATTGTTCTAATTGTCGCAAGTCAACAGAGCCGTCTTCCATAAAGAATTCGAGCTTGCTAACTTCAGCTTTTGGATTGTTTGGGTACATCACAACGCTAGTCTCGCGCAAACCACCTTTAGTGATTTGGAAGTAAGCTTCTTCTGATTGGTCAGGTTCGCCATTGGAATTAACCATCTGGTATTCGTCAGCATAAGCGCCAACAGAGACACCACCAAACATATTGGGTGACTCGCTCATCACTTGATATAAATCTGAGCCAGCAGTGGTGTTCAGGAATAAGCGACCACTTGCGCTCATACCATCATCATCCATTTCAATGCTTGTCCATTCGCCAACAGGCATAGACTCGGCATTGTGGTTTAAGAACATTGGGAGTGGTCTACCGGAAGAGGCAAATTCTTTAGCCCAATCCATAAAGCCTTCAGGCTGGTAGTTAAACCTACGACCATCAGCGCCTTCGCGTGGTCCCCAAGTAGTAATACGGGCTTCAATCTTTCCTGTCGGTTCGCCGTTTGCGGCTTTTTCCGTTAGGTTTAATTTTGCCTCGCAGATGAGATTCATTTGCTTCATTAATAGCCCCTAAAGCCATAGATTGGTTGTTATCTTGTATTTTAGGGGGTTGCCCTAAAAGTACAGGCAACTGTATTACAGGTTGACGAACCTGTTTTGCTAATGCTACCAGATATTTTGAATCAGTTTGCATTATTTATCAAGTCTTTCCTATATTCATTTTCTTAGTTTGGTTTCCACCACCGCCACCAGTATCTTGGGGGCTAGAACCAGAAATAGAATCAGCCGGTTTATTAGGCTGCACCAACGCATCACCACCTTCAATATTGGGCATGCCCATATATTCACGGGCTTCGTTGGGAGTCATAATTCCATTGGTCACACCGGCTGTCGCAAAGTTCATTTGGTCCAATGGCGCACCTTTTAAGAAGTCGCTGGTATCAAACTCAACACACAATGATGGATAACCTGTAAACAAGTGCTGCTTGAGCTTCTCTTGGATATTGACCAGCATTGGATACATGGTTCCTTTGTAGAACTCATCCATCTGGGTCTGGCTATTGTTAAATTTGCCATCAATAATGCCAATCATTTGTGGGGGTACACCAAAAAGGCCACAGATACGCCTCATGGTCTGCATCTTCAGGTTGGCTGCATCAGCGTCCTGCAAGTTGAGCATTTCCAAGGGTGTGTACTTCATGCCTTGGTCGAGCAACATACCTTGACCGGGCTTAGATGGGTCAGATTGGCGTGAGCCTGTCATGTTGCTCCAAGCTTCCTTCAGACGGGCTGCAATCTCTTTGTATTTCGCATCAGGAACCACTGCTTCGGTAGAGAACATGCCAGATGGCTTTGCACCGTTCTGCATCACATAGTTTGCGTACAGGTCAATGTCTTGGTCTAAGGCCACCAACTCAGCAGCCAAAATACCTTTGTTGAAACCGGCAGAACCTTGCCATGCCATCTCTTTGCAGTGCATGATTTGATGCGCTTTAAGTGGCTGGTCACGGCTAAAACCGTAAGACGGTGTAGACAGTCGATAGGATGGATACCTAGCAGGATTAATTGTCACGGCAATCAAAGTGCTATCCAAGATGTACATTTCCAGAGGTGTCTCTGTTGCACTTTCTTGGTCTTTTCTCCACCAGAGCGTAAATGCTTCACCAGCAAGCTCATACCACATGAGCCACTGATACCAAAACTCATATTTGCTCTGGAAGTTATTAGGATTGTTTAAAAGCTTCGCTACTTGCTTTGCTTTTGTCTTATCACGGTTGCCAACTGACGGGTCTTTGATGGCATTTACATATTCGCCATCTTCGCCTTCGCAGCAAATGTTAATTGGCAGTTGTGCAAGCGCACGGGCCTTAATCGCAATACAGGACATCACTGTACTGTTGCGAGTGAGCATGGACATGTCAACAGGGCGACCAGCATTGGTAGTGCTGGCTGTTGTGACATAGAGTATCTGGGTATTTACATTTGGCTGCTGTTTGTTACTTTGGTAAACAATATTGTTACCCAATGCAGTCTGTCCAAACAACGAGTTGCTCTCATTATTTGTTACTTTTTTACTGCTAAAAACATCCAAAAGTCCCATGATTTTCTCCTATTTCCGCACATTCTACCAATCTAATGACCTAAAGCCAAATGATTCCGTAACGAAAACATTATCTAAGTGGCAGTGTAACGCCATAATCATAGAAATAATACCATCAACTTTGGCAGATGGGTCTGCCTCATTCTTACGCACCTTCACATTACCGTTGACATCGGTGTAAACCTCGCAGTTTCCAAGCTGCCAACCCACAAATGGATTGCCGTCATGCTTTATGGCTTTTTTGAGAATAAGCTGCTCAGTCGTTTTGCTTGGGTTTGACAGTACAGCCATACCTTGGCCCACTTTTTTAGTAGGTAGCCCGTGGCTGTATAGGTTTGCAACCAACGCAGCAGCGTTGTAAGGGTCGAAAGCAATTTCTTTAACATCATGGTCAAGGCACTCCTGTTTGATGTAGGTTTCTATCTCATTCAGGTCCGTTACATTGCCCTGAGTGAGCTTCAGGATACCACTTGCTTGAGCTTGTAGGTAGATTGGCTTGTAATGGTTTGGCACGAAGTCCATAGACTCTTCTGGCAAGAAGAACTGGAATTTGGAATAAAAGTCTTCTTCGCCATAACGGTGCAAAGTACAAACCGCATTCAAATCTCGGCTGTGCGCCAAGTCAAATGCAATAAAAGTAGATTCGGGTTTATCCTGTGGTAGTTTAGCAACAGACTCATCCCAGAACCGCCTATCCACCCATGCACTGTTCGCAGACACATAGATGTTCAATTGTTTGCATAGGAACTCATTTAAGCTGGCTGGCTTGGCAGAAGCTTCCGCAGCCATGTGCTTAATATGCTCTTTAGTGACCGACACGCCCAACATAGGGTTTGCCTTAATCCAGATGTCAGGATTGCTCCACTCATCACCGGGGTCAATGCTGTACAGCAATCCAAACCACCTAAAGTTATCTTCAGCAGCACTACGCAACACAGAACGGAAATGGCTCAAATCTTCATAGAACTTGGTTTCCTTAGTAAAGCTGGCAGTGGTCAGGTACATCCTCAAAGGGTTCTTCCTAGCGCCCATACCAGAGTGCAGGACCTCGATGGATGACCTCTCAATAATTTGCGCTGCTTCGTCCACCATAGCCACACTAGGGTTTTTACCATCACCAGTTTTCCTGTTTTCTCTGGATAGAGCACGGTAGGTAGAAGTAGAGTCGCCAGCCTTCTTTAGCTCACTTCTGTAAACAATGAACTTAGCAGCAAGCTCCGTCTTCATGCCTTCGACAATGGCCTTAGAAGAGTCAAAGCAGATAGACGCTTGGTCGCGGTTAGTAGCTAGGGTAAACACCTCTGCGCCAGCATCGCCAAACTGCAACTCATACAGGGCAATGATAGAAGCAATAGTAGTCTTGCCTGACTTCCTAGGCACAAACAACATGACATCTGTCACCCAGCGAGTATTGATGTCGTTCTTTGCACGGAAGCCATAAATGCCAGCCAGAAACAGAATCTGAAATGGCTGTAGCTCAATCGGTTTACCAGCATCTGGCCCCTTCACATGGCGGCAGAATTTGACAAACTTCAGTATGTGTTCGGCCTTCTCAGCCTTAAATTCGTAGGGTGCGTCCTTACGCTCTGCCATATCGAGGAACCGCTGGCAACCCAGCTTTACATCCTCACATGCTGCTATGTCACCACGAACTACGCTGATTGCGTACTGAAACGCTGGCTCAAGCAGTGGCGAATAGCTCATCGATGTCGCTGGCTTTCTTACTTAATTTAGGCCGACCACGGGCAACCAGCCCTAGTTCTGCAAGCATCTTAATAGCCTTGTCAGCCATCTCAGTGCGAATCTTGTACCAAGGGCTGGCGGCTTCCCCGGAGTTGTATGAGTACAAATGACCACCAGCACGAATGTTAATTTCGGCTGTCAGCAAGCTGTCAACAGTAAGAACCAAAGAGCCAATCAAAAACTCATCGCTTGCAGTAAGCGCACCTGTGCTGCCTTCTACTTCTGCGCGGATGGCAGTTTCAAAAGCTGACTTGTCCCAACTGTTTGGGTCCTCAAGATATTTCGATGCTTGTCCATTCGCCAACAGGCATAGACTCTGCAGTGTCGTTCAAGCACATTGGGAGTGCTCTACATGAAGAGTCACATTCTTTAGCCA